CGATTAATAGGAAGTGAAGCATATGATTATAAATATTCAGATAACCAGATATTAGCGACTTCAAATAAGATTACGATAAATTCAAAAGGTGATTTATTTGTATCAGCATTTTCAAATGTATATATTGGTGCTGGTGATTCTGTTAAAATAGTATCAAATAGAAATGCTCATATAACTTCTAAAAATATATATTTGGGTGAGATGGCACTTGAACAAACTGAACCAATAGTATTAGGAAATACATTATCAGATGTATTAATTGATATATTGGATATTTTAAAGTCAGTTAAGATGACTGCATGTGTAGCTGGATTATCAGGACCTCCTGATCCAAACACATTATCAAAAATACAAACATTATCGAATAAAATAAAAAAAGATACAGCACCATTTTTAAGTAAATCACATTTTATTGAAAGTAATAATTAAAACAAAGGACATAATATGAAAGTACGTAGATTATTAGAATTGATTAAAGAGGCAATGCAACAATCAGCTCTTACAGAAACAACAATGAGAAAAATAATTAGAGAAGAGATTGAATTGGCATCAACAAAGACTCCATTATTTGAACAAACAAAACCTACAATAATACAAGAAAAAATAAAACCCAAAGTTCCATATATACCGTCACAAGCACGACAAGATGATGTGAAATATATTCAACAAGAGTTTTCTAAAAATTCAGTATTAAATAAAATTTTAAATGAAACAGCCGAATCGGCAATAGGTGAGCCACTACTTAAAGATGGTGAGGTTCAAGTTATTGATGAGGTGGCTGAGTTCCAAAAAGCATCACCAGAGGTTCAGGCGGTAATGAAAAATATTTATAAAAACCATAAACCAGTATTAGATGCTGTTAAGCAAAAACGAAAGTTTAAAGTTGGGTCTAGGTAATGACATATATTCTGCATTTGTTAATAATGCAGTAGGAGAGTTGACAGATGATCAACGTAAAGTTTTTAAATCACTATCATCAGATATGTCGAAAGCATTTATTGAATTTTTAACAAAACAAACGTTTACAATTACTGAAATGAAAGCCATATTGGAAGTAGAAGAGATAAAAACTACAGCGCCATTGTTTGCTGATGTGCAACCAACGGTAGCAACGGCTGCTGGTGGTGGTCCGATTATACCAGCTACTGGAAAAAAGGGTGCTAAACTTGATAAGTTAAAATTAAATAAAAAAGGTGGACAGGGTGGTGCATTGAAATCAACTGGACATGCTTATATAGGAAGAAATTCAGTCTCAAATGAGACAAATGAAAGTAATACAAAAGTGAAATTATTAAAAGAAAATGTAGTTGGAGAATAAAATTGGCTATAATTGATTTAACAAAAAAACCATATATAAATGATAGAGATGACAACGTATTCATTGGTATTGATTTACCATTTAGAAAATCAACTGGAGTTGAAGGATATTTTGCATCTACTGATAATACAATTGATGCAGTTAAAAATAACATATCTAATTTATTGAGAACAAATCAAGGTGAACGTTTATATAGACCAACATTTGGTACAAATTTACATAGCTTCTTGTTTGAACAAATAACAGATGAATTACAATTGATCATTAGAGATGAATTGACTAGCACAATTAAGTTTTGGCTACCATTCGTTAGCATATTATCACTGAATATTGTAGTTGGTAAGAATAATGATGCTAATGTATTCAATATTGAAATGCAATTTAAAATAAATAAAGACCCAAATACGTTAAATTCAATTAACGTAACTGTGTAACGGAGAACATAGATGCCAAGTCCAGAACGAGAATATAAACAATCAAATGTTGATTATATAAATAAGGATTTTATTGGATTAAAAGCTAAATTAATTGATTATGCTAAATCCTATTTCCCAAATTCATATAAAGATTTTAATGACTCATCACCAGGTATGATGCTAATGGAAATGTCAGCATATGTTGGTGACGTATTATCATTTTATATAGATCAACAATATAAAGAAATGTTAGCACCACTTGCAAGAGAAAAGAAGAATGTTATTAATATTGCAACTATGCTGGGTTATAGACATAAGCCAATAACACCAGCATATGTTGATTTAACTGTTAAACAAACTATTGATTCTAATACAACGGATATGAATAATATTGTACCAACATATTCTCAAGCAACAACAATCGATAAAGGAATGAAAATAACGTCAACAGTAGATTCTTCAATTATTTTTGAAACACTTGAGGTTGTGGATTTTACAATGAGTTCATCAAATGATGTAGCTCCTGTTCAATCTGCGTGGGATGCAAATACTAATGTGGTATCTCAATTTACATTTGAGAGAAAGGTAAAAGCTATTTCTGGTGAAACTAAAACGGCTACATTTATAGTTGGACAACCAAGTAAATTTTATAAAATAACTTTAGCTGATACGAATGTCATTGATATTATATCAGTAGTTGATTCACAAAATAATACATGGAGAGAAACTAAATATTTAGCACAAGATAAATTACCAGTTGAAAAACACTATTCAGTTGATTATAGTAGAGCAAATGCATATATAGATGCTGATGGTAATGTTGTGAATGTTCCAATCCCATATACATTAGAATATGTTAAAACTAAAAAACGATTTGTTGTATTGGTTGACAATGATGATAATACATCTTTAATATTTGGTAATGGTGTACTAAGACCATCAGATACATCAATCGATGATGGATTTATACAATTGGAGCAAGTTGGTATTGTCATTCCTGGTGAATCAGATTCTTATGATGATACGATTGATCCATTATTAAATGAGAAATCAATGACGTTGGGTGAAGCACCATCATCTACTACACTAACTGTGACATATAGAATCGGTGGTGGTATTTTAAGTAATGTTCCAAGTGGTGATTTAATAACAAATGATTCTGGTAATAATTCAATATCAGTTACAAATGTGTCACCAGCAGTTGGTGGAGCTGGTTCTGAAGATATTGAAAGTATAAGACATAATTCATTAGCATTTTTTGCATCTCAAAATAGATGTGTGACTAAAGAAGATTATGAAGCACGGATAATGGGAATGCCTGCTAAATTTGGAAATATTGCGAAAACAATAGTAGATCGAGATACGGATAATTCACATATAATTGCAATATATACTTTATCATATGATAAAGATAAAGCATTAACAAATACTCCAGATTTGATATTTAATAACTTATCTAATTATTTAAATGAGTTTAGAATATTGACTGATGAAATATCAATCACAAATGGTAAGGTTGTTAATTTTGGTGTGGTGTTTGATGTAACTTCACATAGATCAGCAAATAAAAAAGATGTTAAAATCAGATGTATTAATAAAATAAAAGAATTCTTTGATATTAGTAAAATGCAATTCCATCAACCAATTTATATAAAAGATTTAGAATATGAATTAGCTGGAATAGATGGTGTTCGATCAGTTAATTATGTTACAGTCACACAACAAGTAGATTATAATAGCACAGATGGCACACCAATATTTGGTAATGGCTTATTTGATTATAATGTCAATAATCAAAGTGGTGGTGCTGGAACTGCTGGATATGGATGGCAATATGATTTTAATTCTGCAACTATTAATGGTGTGATTTTACCATCAATAACACCATCAACATTTGAACTTAAAAAATCAAATGAAAATGTAAAGGGGGTGGTTAGATAATGATATATGCAATGTATCCAACTAAAGATTCATGGATTTCAAGTGGATCAAATCATATAACTGGTGAATCAGAAAAAGAAAAAAACTTTGGTGGTGATGAAATATTAGAATTAAAAAAAGTATTTTGGAATAAAGCATTTGATTATCCAACACGAGTTTTGCTTCAGTTTGATAAAACTGAAATAGATAATGCTGTCACAGATGCTACCACATTATCAGGTAGTGCTGTAACTAATCAACGTTATTTTTTGCGATTATATGAAGCAAGTGGAAATTCTGATATGTCAAGTGCATATACACTAACAGCTAATCCAGTTACACAATCATGGGATGAAGGTATTGGAAAGTTTGGGCAAGAACCAAATTTAAAACGAAAGGTAAGTTGGATAAACAGAACAAGCAGTGATAATGTATATACATTGGATACGGCGTGGGATACTCCAGGTGGAGCGTTAAATTTAACTCAAAGCTATGAATCATCTCAATCATTTTCATATGAGTCTCCAGACATTGAAATGGATATTACTAGTATGGTTAATGGGTGGCGAAATAGCACATTTTCTAATTATGGATTACTATTAAAGTATAGTGGTAGTCAAGAAACAGATGATGTAACATTTGGTAAATTGAATTTCTTTTCAAAAAATACACACACAATATATTCACCTAGACTTGAAATGAGATGGGATGATCATGTTGCTTGTACTGGTGATAATACTGGATCATTGTTACAAATTGATGTTACTGGATCAGCTGATAATATTATATATGCAAAGAATTTACAACCAAAATATAGAACTACTGATAAAGTTAAATTTAGAATTGGTACTCGTGAAAGATATGTAAATAAAACATTTTCTAGAAGTATATATACAATAAGTGGTTCATATATTCCAGAGGGTAGTGGATCATATTCAATCGTAGATGTTGCAACGGGTGAGAATGTTGTACCATTTTCAGATAGCTATACTAAATTGAGTTGTGATTCAACTAGTAATTATTTCATTCAATGGATGAATGGATTATACCCAAATAGAAAATATAAAATATTATATAAATTGAAATATGATAATGGGCAACAGCAAATATTTGATTCGAATTTTGAATTTGATGTTGTGGAATAAGGAGTTTTAAATGGGTGATTTTACAATATTAGGATGTACAAATGAAAATTCAACAAATTATAATCCAGAAGCTACGAACGATGATGGTAGTTGTATTAATTGGAGAGAGATTCGATTTCAATCATTTATTGGTAACAGTGGAATTGGTGATGTATTTAATAACAATACTATTCCAGGTCTCATAGAAAATTCAATTCTAAAAGATGCTGTTTTATTTTCGGAATATCCTGGACCATTATTTGGTCAGTGGTTTGGTACATTAACAGAGCTTGAATTAAATACAACATATTGTTTAAAAACATTAAATGATGCTGTATTTTCATATACTGGATTATATACTGAAGAAATAGTTGGCTTAGAGTGTGATTTGCAGATTGGATGTACAGACTCAGCTGCGTTGAACTATAATCCAGGGGCTACTCAAGATAGTGGAGCGTGTGTATATAATGTGTTTGGATGTACCGATTCTGAAGCGTTGAATTATAATTTAAATGCCACTGCTGATGACAATACATGTGAATATGAAACTAAAACAAAAGTAAATATAATAAAAGAATATATAGCTGATAAAATATCTGAATTATTAATTAGTGGAACTGGAATAGATGCTGATAATAATAGTATTAATTATGAGATAGATTTAAAAGCAAGTCAAAAAACAATTAAAGGTGGTAAAGTACAATCTGGAGTTGAAAATACTGATACGTTAGTGTTATATAAAAAAGACATAGATGCTAGTTCAGAAGATATGAATATAATAACTATGATTACAGAAGGCTTTATCGATATTGAAACAGGTGAGCCATTTTCAGGATGGACCAGTTTAAACGATATAAAAGATCATATAAACGTTCACTTTGCAGTTAGAAAATTAGATTATTCATATTACATTATTACGGGATTACAAGCTATAGATGGTGGTGAATCACGAGGTGTATTTATTGGGCAGGATGGTGTATTTGATGATAGCATAGTGAATCCGTTAAATGTTAGTCAGTTTCTACAAGTAGATAAAACTAAAACGGTGATTGATCCATTCAAAGCTAGAAACATATTAGATATTAATATTCACGAATTAACATCTAATCAGATAACAAGAAAGCAAAGAATTATAAATTTGTTTGCTGAGATATCAGCATTGAAAGGTGACATACCAGATTATACATTTGATTCAAATGATGATTCAATAAATGATACGTGGGAAAGTGACATACAAGAAAACCAAGATGAGTTTTCTGATGATAGTGATGTTGTTGCAAATGAGTTGGATGGTAATATAACTCGATTAGATAGACATGCTGATGGTACAGATCAGTCAGGATTGACCCTAGAATCGCTGAGGAGTACCCTAGACGGACACTTAACTGATATAGGTGACTCTATTGTCAACATTGATGATTCACGCCCAGAATACGTAAATAAGACTGATGGATATTTAAAGATTAGAGACTTAAATCAATTTGTTATTGTTAGAAATAGAGATATTGATATCAATAAATTTGAAGAAGAAGTGTGTAATACTGATGGATTGGTAGGACCGTCATATTTAGTGAATGGATTTACATTTACAACGTGGATAAGATTTAAAGATAAAACAGGTCGAGGAACAATATTGAATTTTGGAAATCCACTACGTGATTTAAATCCAAAAGGCTTTATGTTGGAAACATATACTGTGAATAAAGATGATTTATTACTTAATGTTGAAGATGGAACATGTAGAGATGAATCTGAGTTAGAATTACCAATTGATGATTTATTTCAAAATAAAAATAATGAAAGATTTATTAGATTAGTGGTTCGAGATATTGATGGCAATTTATTAGATTCACATTTTGGATTACCTGATATGCCAAGATTGACTACAGCTGGAAGTTTACCAGCATTAGAACAAAATCCAGACTATATGTTTAATTACACAAGAATACCAGTTGATTTATCAGAATGGTATTATGTTGTAGCAACGTTCAATCCATTTGGTGTGATTGAGGGTGGTAATCTTTTCGAAGGATACGAAACTTCACCAGAATTTTGGATGGGGCATATCGATGAAAATGGTAACGTAGTTGCTAATTCAGGATATGGATCAAAATGTAAAGTTGAATTTATTTCAAGAACAAACTTATTAAGAGCAAGAGGATATAAAATTTAAATAAAATGCCAGTTAATAATAGAGATCAAGAAATACCAGGATGTACTGATCCTGAAGCTAATAATTATAATCCAGACGCAACATTAGATAATGGTAGTTGTGAATATGATACTGTAGGGTGTACTGATCCTGAGGCGTTAAATTATAATGAAGATGCTAGTAT